TAGACCTGCACTATCAGATAGAAAAGGTTATTGCGTGTTTATTGGTACACCACAAGGCATGAACAATAACTTCTATGAACTATACCAACATGCACAAGGAGCTGATGATTGGTTTAACTACAAGGCAAAAGCATCAGAGACAAAGATTGTAGATGATGAAGAGCTAGTCAAGGCAAAAGAGGTTATGGGTGAAAAGAAGTATCAGCAAGAGTTTGAATGTGATTGGATAGCAAACATAGAAGGTGCAGTATATTCAGATGTCTTAGCAAAGATGGAAGATCAAAAGCAACTAACAAGAGTGCCATACGACCCAAGTTTACCGGTATCAACATCATGGGATCTTGGAGTATCAGATCATAGTGCTATAATATTTTTTCAGCAGTTAGGCAGATCAGTAAATATTATTGATTATCATGAGGAACGAGGTCAAGGTTTACCACATTATGTGCAGATTATAAAAGATAAGGATTATGTTTACAAAGATCATTTTGCACCACACGACATAGAAGTTACAGATTTTAGTAATGGTAAGACCAGGAGAGAGGTCGCCTATCAATTAGGAGTTAGGTTTAAAGTCGTACCAAAAATACCATTAGAAGATGGTATACACGCAACCACAATGACTTTGCCTAAATGCTGGATTGATACTGACCATTGCAAAAAGTTGATAGATGCGTTAAGACATTATCACAGGAAGTACATTGACAAAAATAGAATGTTCAGATCGAAACCTGTACATGATTGGAGTTCACACGCTTGTGATGCTATGAGGTATTTAAGTGTAGGACTACAAGAAATTAATGATAGACAAACTGCTCCACAAAGTGTAGCAGATAATGAATACAGGATTTTATAATTATGGGATCATTATTTAGACCAAAAATGCCACCGCTACCACCAGTTCAACCTTTGCCTGAACCGCCTTCAACAGAACTATCACAAGCGGAAAAAGATAGAATTGCTGCGGAACAAGCAGAGATAGAAAGAAAACGAAGAGGCAGAAAGTCTACAATATTAACTGGACCATTAGGTGTCGAAGAAGAAGCTGAAACAGAAAAGAAAACTTTGTTAGGATCATAATGTTAGAAAGAATAAAAAAAATTTTTAAAAAGAAACCAAAAGCAAAAGCTAAAGCAAAACCTAAAAAGGTTGAAGAAGTTTTAATATTAGATGAAGATAAAACTTTTGAAAACGAAGTTAAAAAACCAGAAGTAAAAGAAATTAAAGAAACAGTTTCTGAGACAAAAGCAGAAACTAAATCATCATTAACATTTGGAGAATAATATGGGAGGAGTATTTAGACCAAAAAAACCTACACCACCACCTCCAGCACCTACTCCAACTGAACCTGAAGTTTCACAAGCTACAGCAACAAGTATGGATGGTTATGATGCAAGAAAGACTAAAGCTAGAGGTAGATCAACTACAATCTTAACAGGACCTAGAGGTATTGAAGAAGAAACACCAACATTAGGTCGTAGAAGTTTATTAGGACAGTAATGGCAAAAACAGATTTAACTAAAGGATTACTATCTAGATTTGATAGATTACAAGGTCAAAGAGAAAACTGGGAAACTCATTGGCAAGAAGTTGCAGACTATATGCAACCAAGAAAAGCAGATGTAACTAAACGAAGAGCTAGAGGTGATAAAAGAATGGAACAAGTCTTTGACTCATCACCTATACAAGCAGTAGAACTTTTAGCTGCATCACTACATGGTATGCTAACAAATCCATCTACTCCTTGGTTTACATTAAGATTCAAAGATGAAGAAATAGAAAATGATGACGAAGCAAAACTTTGGTTAGAAGCATCTACAGATGCAATGTACACAGCTTTCAATAGATCAAACTTTCAACAAGAAATATTTGAATTGTATCATGATCTTATTACGTTTGGTACAGCAGCAATGTTTATCGAAGAAGATGATGATGACATCATTAAGTTTTCAACAAGACATATCAACGAAGTATTTATTGCAGAGAATGATAAAGGTAGAATAGATACTATCTATAGAAAATTTAAAATATCAGCTAGAGCTGCAATACAAAAATTTGGCGAAGCAGTATCTGCGGATGTGCAAACAAAAGCAAAGAAAGATCCTTACGAAGAAATAGAAATACTACACGCAGTTTATCCAAGAGCAGATTTTAATCCTAACAAAAGAGACAAAGCTAATATGCCATTTGAATCTGTGTATATGGAATATAAGAATGGTAATGAATTATCTGTCGGTGGATTTAGAGAATTTCCATTTGTTGTACCAAGATATTTAAAAGCATCAAATGAAATATATGGTAGATCACCTGCAATGACAGCGTTGCCAGATGTTAAGATGTTAAATGAAATGTCAAAGACAACTATCAAAGCTGCACAGAAACAAGTAGACCCACCACTATTAGTTCCTGATGATGGTTTCTTATTACCAGTTAGAACTGTACCAGGTGGATTAAATTTTTATAGATCAGGTACAAGAGATAGAATTGAACCATTAAACATTGGTGCAAACAATCCACTAGGTTTAAATATGGAGCAGCAAAGAAGAGAAAGTATTAGAGCTGTGTTCTATGTAAATCAGTTAATGATGCAACAAGGACCACAAATGACAGCAACAGAAGTCATACAAAGAAACGAAGAGAAGATGAGATTACTTGGTCCTGTATTAGGTAGATTGCAATCAGAATTATTAAAACCATTAATTGATCGAGTGTTTGCTGTATTACTTAGAAACAATATGTTACCACAAGCACCAGAGTTTTTATCAGGTAGAGATGTAGAAATAGAATATGTATCTCCACTTGCTAAAGCACAAAAGTCTACAGAGTTACAATCTATTATGAGAGCAGTAGAAATACTAGGTTCACTTGCAAATGTTGCACCAGTATTTGATTATGTAAACTTTGATAACCTTGTGAAACACTTAGCAGATATTGTAGGTGTACCACAAAAAATATTAAAAACACAAAGTCAAGTTAATGCTGAAAGACAACAAGCACAAGCACAACAACAAGAAATGCAACAGATGCAACAACTACAACAAGTTGCTAAAGCAGGAGGAGATATAGCACCACTAGCGAAAGCATTGCCTGAAGAGGCAAGAGCTGTAGCAAATGCAGACGTGGAATAATATGTCAGAAACAAAACAATTAGAAAAATTAATAGAAGGGTTAAAAGTAAATTACAAAACCATATTCAATACAGCAGAAGGCAAACGAGTCTTAGCTGATCTTGAGAAAAGATGTCATTATCATTCTACCACTAATGTAAAAGGTGATAGTCATGAGAGTGCATACATGGAAGGACAACGCAGCGTTCTTCTATTTATTAAATCAATGCTGCTAAACGAAAATGAAAAAGGAAAATAATCATGTCAAGCGAACAGACAACACAGGAAACTGTGCCTGTAGAAAAGACAGAAACATCTACAGAACCAGTTAAAACAGAACCAACTACTGAAACAAAACCAGAAGTTACAACAACAACTACAACGACAACATCATCCTGGAAAGAATCTATAAGTGAACAATATAGAAACGATCCTAACATTGAAAAGTTTACAGAGATAGATGCGTTAGCAAAATCTTATATCAATGCAACAAAGATGATTGGTCAAGATAAAGTTGTTATACCTACAAACAATTCTACAGAAGAAGCGTGGAATGAAGTTTATGATAAACTAGGTAGACCTGAATCTGCTGAAAAATATTCTTTAGATGCAAAATCAGAAATCGTAAATTTTGATGAAGCTGCAATTAAATCTTTTGCAGAACAATCGCATAAGCTAGGTTTAAATAATAAACAAGCTCAAGGTATCTTAGAGTTTTATAAAACTAATATGGAAGGTACAGCTCAACAAGCAAAGATCGATACTGAAACTGCTCAAGCTCAAGCTGAACAACAGTTAAGACAAGAGTGGGGTCGAGACTTTGAATCAAAAGTAAAACAAGCAGGTGCATTAGCAAAAGCGAATATGGATGCCAATGTTTTAGATATGACTTTATCAAATGGTACAAGGTTAGGTGATCATCCAGAAGTCATAAAAGGTTTTGCAAAGATAGCAAGTATGATGCAAGAAGATAAAATAGTTGCAACAGAAAGCGAAAATGTAAACACAACTAAAGATTTGGAAAGTGAAATATCAGCTATTATGAATGATAAGAATCATCCATATCATATTAAAGGACATCCTGATCACGATAAAAGTGTGCAACAATTACTTACTTTAAGAGAAATGTTACATGCCAAATGATAATAGTCATCTTAATAATGAAGAAATAAAGCTCGAAATATTAAGAATAGTTGTAGAAGCAGGCACTCTAAATCAAAAAGATAACCCCTTGCCAATCTGTGAAAATTATTATAAATGGATTAAAGGTAAGACAATTCGCAAGAACCTTACTGGCAAGAAGGAATAGACTCTAGTCTAACAGACTTTAAATGCAAGAGATGCCTACCTTTTGGTGGAGAACCTTTCTGATTATTTTAACTTAACAATAATATGGAGAGACAATTATGTCATCAAATATAACTACAGCTTTTGTACAGCAGTATTCTGCTAACGTACAAATGCTATCTCAACAAATGGGATCGTTATTAAGAGACAAAGTCAGATTAGAAAGCGTTGTTGGAAAAAATGCTTTCTTTGATCAAGTTGGCTCAGTAACTGCTGTTGAAAAAACTAGCAGACATTCAGACACTCCACAAATAGATACACCTCACGCTAGACGTAGAGTATCTCTTGCGGATTATGAATTTGCTGATTTAATAGATCAACAAGACAAAGTAAGACTCTTAATTGATCCTACTTCATCTTATGCTCAAGCTGCTGCTATGGCAATGGGTAGAGCTATGGATGACGTGATCATTTCTGCTGCACTAGGTACTGCGTTTACTGGTGAGACAGGATCAACAAGCACAGCTAATGCGAATACAATCGCACATGGTTCTGCTGGTTTAACTATTGCTAAATTAAGAAGTGCAAAAGAAACTCTTGATTTAGGTAGTGTAGATCCATCTATACCAAGACACATCATAGTATCTCCAAAGCAGATTACTGATCTTTTAGGAACAACTGAGGTTACAAGTTCAGACTTCAACACAGTCAAAGCATTGGCTAATGGTGAAATCAACTCGTTCCTTGGTTTTAACTTTATTGTATCAAACAGACTATCGCTATCTGGCTCTACTAGATCGTGCATTGCTTATGCACAAGATGGTATTGCTCTTGCGGTTGGTAAAGATGTTCAAGCTAGAATAGATGAGAGAGCAGACAAATCGTATGCTACTCAAGTTTACTACTGCATGAGCATTGGTGCTACTCGTATGGAAGAAGCGAAAGTTGTTGAAGTACAAGCAACAGAATCGTAATAGGAGGAATATATGGCGAATGTAAATACAGATATTGTAACAAATTTTGTTGCAACTC